AATGGAACTATTGTTAGAAGTGTTAATCTAATTGGAGTTCCAAAACAAAATTATGGAGATGTTTATGTTGGAATGAATGGTGGTTTTGATGGAAACATTTCCAATTTATGGTATTATAATTATGCTTTAGGAACTGCTGCTATACAAAAAATTGTTAGTGATGGTCCTAATACTACTATGATTGGAGATAGTGGTATGAATGATAAAACACGAAATTATTTGTCATTAAGATGGTTCTTTTATGGAGCTGGAGATATGTTTAATCCTACTATGAACATGGATTCAATGTCAAGTTCTAACACACAATATTAAAAAAAATAAATTAAATTATATTATTAATTATAAAATATTATAATTAATAATTTTAGTATATATAAATGTCATATAATCCAAATCCTACTAGAGTATGGTCTAGAGTGCAAAATCAATGTACATATATAGATAGCTCAAATAATGCCGCATATCAAAATGTATATGTTCCTTTAACTGGTAAAACTATGTCTTTGTTTGAAGCAAATTATCAGGATAAATTAATTTCTAAAGGAAACATTTTACAATACAAAAAAAATAGTTCTAACTTAACGAAAAAACAAAAATATACGCAAATTTGTAAAGGAATGTGGACAAATCGAACCAAATCATATGCTACACAAAGCCAAACCTATACGAATCCAAATACATCTAATTTATTGCAAGTTAATTATAACGTTGTTCCTTCAACTGGCACTACTTATATAAATGGACCATATAAATATAATATACCATCTCCATACGGTTGTGTAAGCACTATTATAAAAGATGGTGGGTCTTTACTTTGTAATACTATTGCAAATCCTTGCACAAATGAAATAATAGAAACTACCAAAGTTTTAAAATGTTATCCTACTACTTGTTCTGATGTCCCTGGTCCTGAACAACTATTATGTTGGGACTCTAAATTAGATACATGGTATCCTAGACAAAGATACATTATGCCTACAAGTGGAACTAGCTGGCCTGAAGGTTATAAAGGCTTTGTTAGTGCCGAAAAACCTCCTACACCAGTTTTAACATTAGATGATACTTCTAGTTGTAATTCTGTGACACTTAGTTGGACTGTTACAAATGATGATTGTATTCCTATTTCTAGTTATAATATTTATCTAAATGGACAAATATATACAACTGTTTCTTATACTACTACTACAATTACTATAAGCAATTTATCAAATGGTAATTATTCTTTTAATGTTACTTCTATAAGTAATACAACTGAATCTGATAAATCAAATACAATTAATATTTCACAAATATGGTCTCCTCTTGGAACTGGAATAAATAATGGATTCAATTTAGCTTGTAATACAATCGCTTTTGACCCTGATGGAAATCTATATGCTGGTGGTAATTTTACTACAGCAGGAGGTAATCCTGCTAATTATATTGCTAAATGGAATGGTACTACCTGGTCTCCTCTTGGAACTGGTTTAAGTAATAGCTGTAAATCAATTGCTTTTGGTCCTGATGGAAATCTATATGCTGGTGGTAATTTTATTACAGCAGGAGGTGTTTCTGTTAATTATATTGCTAAATGGGATGGTACTTGGTATGCTTTTGGGTCTGGATTAAATAGTGTTTGTAGAACGATTGCTTTTGCACCTGATGGTAGTTTATATGCTGGTGGTGTGTTTACTTCTCTTGGTAATCATATTGTCAAATGGAATGGTACGGCTTGGTCTCCTCTTGGTTCTGGATTAGGTAATAGTTGTTTTGCAATCGCTTTTGGCCTTGATGGTAGTTTATATGCTGGTGGTAATTTTACTACAGCAGGAGGTAATCCTGCTAATCGTATTGCTAAATGGAATATAAATACTAATACTTGGTCTGCTCTTGGAAGTGGATTAAATGCTTCTTGTAGTGCAATCGCTTGTGGCTCTGATGGAAATCTATATGCTGGTGGTGATTTTACTACAGCAGGAGGACTTCTTGTTAATTATATTGCTAAATGGAATGTAACTACTAATACTTGGTCTTCTCTTGGAAGTGGATTAAATGTTTCTTGTTATGCAATCGCTTTTGATCCTAATGGAAATCTATATGCTGGTGGGGATTTTACTACAGCAGGAGGAGTTTCTACTATTTGTATTGCTAAATGGAATGTAACTACTAATACTTGGTCTGCTCTTGGCTCTGGATTAAATGATTTTTGTTATACAATTGCTCTAAATAATTGTGATTTATATGCTGGTGGTGATTTTACTACAGCAGGAGGTGTTTCAGCTAATCGTATAGCAAGTTATAAAACAATTTACACTTAAATAATATACTTTTATATACTTTTAAAAAGTCATAAGTAAACAGAAGCAAAATAATATACTTTTATAATAAAATAAATTAAAAGTATATTTATGCTCTCAAACTAGGATTGATACAGATTTCTTGTGACGGGAATATATCACCAGACATACATTTATCATTTACACTTACTTGTGCACATGTTCTGAATCCTCGGTCTTCACCAATATAACACCATCCAGGCTTTGGTGCCCCACCTTGAATATTACTACTTGCATCATCTGCTTCATAATCATTACTAGTTGGTTGTTTACTTTGTGAAGAATTTAATGCTTTATTTAGTGTATTTTGTGACGAAATATCGTGTTGATTTTGTTGTGAAACTTGTTCGGATGGGACACTGCTTTTTGCCTTGTTTGGCGTAATATCTTGAACTGCAGTTAAGCCTGTATTAACAGCTCCAGCAGTAGTACTAACAACTGCCTTTGCCCCTTCTGCACTAACATCTACTACTTGTCCAGTGACGCCACCAAATAACCCCCCTAATTTTGTTAATAATGGTGCAAAAAAGTTATTTACTTCTTGTGTTCCTTTTGCTAAATAAAGAAATATATTAAAACCCAAAAAAGTTAAAATTAATATTATTAATAACCAAGTAGTTCCACTTATATTTTGTAAGGTTTCTAAAAATCCTTCTCCACTAGTTGAAGATGAGTCGGATGATAAAATATCGGGCATTACACTTTCACTTGATTCTAAAATTGAACTAGATAAATCATTAGAGTTATTCATTATAATAAAAATATATAATATTATTTTTATTATAATTCGCGTTTATCCACTTTATCCACTTTATCCACTTTATCCACTTTTAAAAAAAGTGGAGCAAAAATATATACTTTTAGAAAAGTATAACAAAAAATTATACTAAATAATAAAAAATATCATACTACATTTATTCTTTTGCTCCACTTTTTTTAAAAGTGGATAAAGTGGAAAAAGTGGAATTATTTAAATGTTAATAAATACAAAAATTGATTTAAGTTTCCTAATATTTCATCCCGAATATTTAATAAGTCTGAATTAGTCATACTACTTAAAGCTTTATTATTATCTAGACCAACTAGATAGCTCTTAAAGGACGCGATTTTTAATTTTAAGCTTTCTTGAGAATTTAAATCAATGAGTGAAATAGTTTTATTACCCATTAAATCTATTCGCAACCCTGTTTTGCCTAAAAGAACTTCAATAAATTTATCAATATTTTCATTTAATGAAGTATATAATTCGTCAGTTGCTTTATGAGTAGCATAGCTGTGTGTTTTCCAATGAAATAATTTTATCATCATAAGCATTTCTAAAAAAACAACAGTTATTTGTTTTTGAAACGCACCCATTGAACTAGATTTTCTGTTTTTACGCGAAAAATTATTACTACTTTTTTTTCTATAAGTTTTTGGCATTATATATATAAAATAAAATAATATATTTTACTCTAAACTCTAGGAATAAATGTCTCTCCAAATGAATTCATCGCTTCTAATTTTTCTATTGTTTTTTCTAAATTAGATGATTTTAAATCTTTAAATAAATAGTCTGTACCTGGTGATATTTCATTTTTTTTAATTTGTTTATACACTGTATCAATTTTTTTCAATATATTTGATACTATTTCTTGTTGAGATTTTCGTATGATTTCTTCATCGATTGATAAATTTTCACATAAAAGTGAAACAACAAAATATAATATATATTTTCTTTTTTTATTACACCCAATAGTATATTTTAATGTAAATAAGTTTAGTAATGCATTTACAATCTTGACTAATATTTTTGACCTTTTATTTGCTTCTTTTAAAAATATGTCCCAAACTATCCAAATTATATCCATTTGATTTTTACTATCAACTGGTATTTGTGACCTTCTCTCACACTTGCATTTTTCTTTTCTATTTTTACAAACAGATTCAAATTCAATTATCCATTCAATCCAGTAACACGCATTGATTATATTTTTACCGTCACTAGATATATTGTATGCTAATTCATTAATTGAAACAAATAGTTCTTTTGGGTCATCTTTTAAAAATATATCTTCTGCATATTTTACATTTGGTGCTTTAAATCTGTCTGTCATTTGAGTCATATCAAAATCTTCTTTTTTAATTTTAATATTATCAAAACTATGTTTTCTTTTAGCATCACATAAAACACACATTATTTCACAAAATAAATGCCTTATTTTTTTATTATTTCTTAATCTCAATTCATTATCAGTATACCCATTATTAATAATATCTTTAAAATTATTAATTCTTAATTCAAGATAAATAGCTATTTTAGGATTTCCTAAATGTATATATTTGCTGTAAAAAAATAAAATAATTTCCCATAATTCACTATAATGACCAGAACAAATTAATTCAGCACTCCAATAACACGCTGGTTCTATTTTAGAATTAGTCAAACTATTTAGCAATTCTTTTCGTACATCTGTTTTTTTAAAATTTGAAAAAGATACACCTTTAAAATCACTAGATCCTCTTATATCATTAATTTCTGAATCAGACATATAATAAAAATTATACAAAAAAAATAACAACAATACATATAGATGAAAAATATGAGTCCACTTAAATCAATTACAAAAATTTATTGTAAACTCTCTAATTTTGGAAAAATATTAATATTTATTGCTTTACTTTTAATTATTGTAGTATTTTTTAAATCTATTGAAATTCCTGGCTTAAATAAAGAAGGATTTCAATCTCAAGACAGATTTTTATTCAAAAGTGGTGAAGAAGTATATGATAATTTTTATGCTAATATTTATGATTATTTAGTTTTTAATAATATTAAAGATGCTTATGAAATTGGTGAAATTGTAAATAATACTGGTGCAGATGAAACAAGTGTAATTCTTGATGTTGGATGTGGAACTGGTCATCACGTTGGTTTATTAGGTGAACAAAATTTAAATGTATTAGGAATTGATATTTCTCCTTCAATGATTGAAACAGCAAAAAAAAATTATCCAGGATTAAATTTTAAAGTAAGTAATGTTTTAAATAATGCACAATTTAACCATAATATGTTTACGCATATTCTTTGTTTATACTTTACCATTTATTATTTACAAGATAAGAGAAATTTTTTTGATAATTGTATGGATTGGCTAATGCCCGGTGGTTATTTAGTTGTGCATTTAGTAAATAGAAACAAATTTGATCCTATTTTGCCTCCTGGTAATCCATTATATATTGTATCACCTCAGAAATATGCAAAGGAAAGAATTACTACAACTAAAATCACATTTAACGATTTTATTTACAATTCTGATTTTAAATTAAATAAGGAAGCTAATATTGCTACATTTGATGAAAAATTTAAATTTAATGATGGTAATGTACGTAAGCAAGAACAAAAACTATATATGGAAGATGAACAAGATATATTAACGATAGCTCAACAATGTGGTTTTATTTTGCAAGGTAAAATAGATTTAGTTAAGTGTGCTTATGAATATCAATATTTATATATTCTTGTGAAACCAAGTTAAAATATAAAAAATAAATAATAATTAAATAATATGATTGAATATTTGTCATACATATTATTTTTTACAGTACTTATATTTTTTCTTATTTATATTTATATTAGGATTAAATATGGTTTCTGGGTAGTGCAACCTGTTTTTCATGTTTATGACTTTATTTATATGTTAAAACCGCCAGGAATAATTAATCATAATTTGCCAGAAAAAAATAAATATACTAATTTTAAAAATG